GTTGGGTTCTTCGGCGGGGACAGTATCTATTCTTGAGATCGGCGGAACCTCTGGAAATGCTACAATAACCAATGGTTATGTCGCACTGACACTGGTTTATGACGGTACTTGGGTAGCGGGTGAGGCCATGACCTTTAAGGCGGCCCCATCTAATATTGTTTTAGCTGGAAAAACCTTGACCACCAAGACAAGCGTAGATTCAATCATAGCATAACTTGTAATGGCCGGACTGCTTCGGTTGTCCGGCTTTTAAAGGATCAAAATGTCAGAAAATGTAAGAAATTTGTATGAGTTTAACGGGGCTATCTGGATTCGATCTAAAGGCTCAACCATCAAAGCTGACCCGAAAACCAAATCCTATATCACATCTGATCCCCAAGAAATCGCGGTATTAGACACTGTTCCTGGGGTAAGACTAATCGAATCTAAGAAATTAGAACTTCCTAAAGATGAAACTACTAAAGAGGAAACCCCTAAAGTAGAAATCATCGAAGAAAATGAAGTGGTAGAGGAAGAAGTTAAGAAGCGGGGACGAGGTAGGTTAAAAGCCGATATCGATTCCGACATTTAATATAACCGCCCAACAATTCAAAGGCTCGGTGTAGTGTGGCAATTCAATTTGATTTTACGGTATCCGGTGAGAACGCCAACACTTATGTCAGCATCCCGTATGCGGACCAATACTTTGAAAACATGGGCGGCTCCTTTTTTACTACTTGGGTAAGTATAGCCGAGGACGATAAAAAGAGGGCATTGATACGGGGCACTCAATACATTGATAGTGCTATGGTTTTTATCGGGGAAAAGTTGACGGATACTCAATCCCTAGAATTTCCCAGATATGGGCTGCCATACAATGTTCCTTCTGGCTCGGATGCAGACCCCAATTATATCCCAAGAAAAGTTTTGGATGCAACTTTAGAAGCTTCAAAAAAATCTATTGGATCACTGGAAAACGGAGTCACAACTTTTGTTGATTTAGCACCGGATAAAACTAGAGCGGTTATAAAAGAGAAAATCGATACTTTAGAAGTCGAGTACGATAAAGATTCCCTAGTTTATGATGTCTCTTATTCCACAATAAAAAACCTATTAAGGGACTACCTCCAATCGAACGGTTTAGCGGGGTTTATTCCTATTGGTAGGGCATAATGGCAACGGCACGAGATGAAAGGTTTCTAGCCCTCGCTTCGAGGCTTCTGGATACCCAAAAAACGGTATCTTATATATCGGTTTCCATCTCTTCTACCTTGGACCCTCTCACATTGAAACCGGCCAAAGTGTCGGTTATAAGTGATATGAAGGCTAGAATATCTTCGTTCGATTCTGCCAGTGTAGATAACAAGAATATCTTAGCTCAAGATTTGAAGCTGCTTGTATCGGCTCAAGTATTAGTCGGATCTGTAAAACCTAATGCCGACAAAGTTTTGATTGATGGGTTAGAATATAGTGTTGTTCAGTTTAAGGATACCTACGCCGACGAAGAGAAAGTCTTGAGAGAACTTCAAATAAGGCGATAATGAAAATTTATGCCCACATTGACAAGGCCAAACTCAAGAAATATATGGATGAGATTCGGGAACAAATTCACCTCTCCCTGATAGCGCAAGTCGTCCCACATATCGAAGCATTCGCGAAAGAGTTGATTGAAATAACCCAACCCTTTGATGGGGACCCAAACGCTTATGAAACAGGTTGGTTTGGAACCTCTTGGAACTTAATGTATGAATCCGAAAAAAGAACCTATATCTCCCATGCCCCATTCGATAGAGGCGGCACAAGAGACAATTATGACCCCTATGAAGTAGTTGATATGCAGAAGGATAAATTATCCTCTTTCGCTTCAAAATTAACAAATCGTAAGATGGCAAAGTGGCTGAAGGGTGAGGCTATTTATCTATTTAATAATGTGCCTTACACTGAGGAAGTCATAGGTTTAAATGAATTGATCTCGATGGCTGAATTAGAATTAGCATTAAGGATAGGGAAATAATGACCGCTAAACTCGACTACATAGCAATTAGAAACGAATTTATGGCGGAATGGGATGACCTGACACCAGTAGCCGAAGAAAACCTCAGCTTCGAGCCACCCTCGAACAAAATTCCATATATTTATTTTGCTGTAACCTCCACGGAATCACAAGCGATTTCAATAGGCGTACATTCCACTAGAAATCGGGCCGGTGTTGTTATGATTACGGCATATTGTCCCGAAAACTCCGGGCCAGGGGATATGCTGGATATTGAGGACAGAATTCACTCTATTTTTCAATCAAATGGGGTCATAACTAATGTTGTGTTCGGCCCAATTTCCGTTCAGAATGTTGGAAGGTATAAAAAGGGCTATTGGTGTAAAACCTACCTGATAAATTTCGACAGTTACAAGTTTTATAATCCCTAACACAAAAATCGAAAAATAGCAACTCCGTCAAAGAAAATTTTTTTAGGTTGTCATAAAATGGTAAAATAGAAGACATGGCAATTCAAACTTTAGGAAATTTAGGAGGGGAACATGGCTTCTGCCAATTCCAGTAGGACACAACTCGCTATCGCCGAGGAAATAGGCGGTTGGGGGCAAGTCCCCTCCGTAGCATTTAATGCGGTAAGGTTTACTGATGATGATTTGATCAACGAAATTAACAAAGTTCAATCCGAAGAAGTAAGGTCAGACCAGAACATCCCGGATGTTATCAAGGTTTCTGAAATGGCTTCAGGTGGGTTCGGCTTTGAATTTTCTTACAGTCCAGTTCAAGATTTAATTTTTGAGGGAGCATTGACATCCGATTTTGCAAATGCCGTGAATTTAGTCAGTATACCGTCTTTAGCTTTCTCATCCGTAGATAATAGTATCACGGATGCCGGAAATAACTTGGCAATTAGTCTGCACCAGTGGATTAGGATTTCTGGTACTGCTAATGCTTCAAACAACAATTATGCTCAAGTAGTCAGTATCAGTGGAAACGGTAATAAAGTCATTCTTGATGGTATTACACTAACTACGGAAACCACAAGCGGCGCAACCATTTATTCTGGCGGCAGAATTAAAAATGGTATTGTAGATAAATCCTATATTGTCGAAAAGGGGTTTTTAGATATCGGGGAATATTTGCTTTTTTCGGGTCTTAAGGTTAATACCCTGGGAATCGAAATGCCAGCGGCTGACAAGATCACTGGGACCGTAGCCTTCATGGGTCGCCAAGGTACATCCGCAAGTGCAACAGCATCCACCGGAGCGGTAGTGGCTGCGGCAACAACCCCCATCACCACCTCATCCGTTTCCATTTTGGAAATCTTTGAGGATTCTTCCCCCACAACTTTAGATATTCAGTCCATGAGTATCAGTATCGATAGGGGCTTAGAGCCTAATCAGGCCATTCGTAACATCTATCCTATCCAAATCAATCGAGGATATTGCGCCGTCACGGGAAGCATCTCAATGTATTTTGAGGACAACACTTATTTTAATAAGGCGAAGAACAATACGAGTTTTTCAATGTCTAAAATCATCGAAGACCAAAATGGAAATGCTTACATCATCACTTTACCAAATATGAAGTTGGTAAATTTTCCTGCCACGATTCCAGGTGTAAATCAGCCAATTGTGGTATCATGTGATTTCCAAGCTATTTTAGACCCCGCTTCTGGATGCTCCATTCAGGTCGATAAGTTTAATGCAGCGTAAGGTAAAAGGGGCCGATTGGCCCCGATACTAATAGGAGTTCAATGTCTAGTCTTTTTTTAGATGCTTTTGGAGTGGATAAAGATGCTTGTGACCACGGTAGATGGGTGACACTCGTAGAAAGAAACAGTTCAAAAGTTGAAGTGTTTATTCGCAGGACAAATAGTGTCAAATACAAGCAGCAGTTAGAAGTTCTTATGGAGCCTCATAAAGAAGCCCTAACTCTTGGAATTTTAGAATCGGACATTTATACCGAAGTTATCAGAAAGGCGGCGGCTAAGTCGCTGATTCTTGACTGGAGAGGTATAAAATATGACGATTCTTCGGATGAAGAGATCCCTTTTTCTTCTGATAGAGCCGAAGAGTACTTTACTTCTTTTCCTGATTTCTTTGAATTGGTTTTTAATGCTGCAAATGCCAAAGAAAACTTCATGATTCAGGATATAGAAAAAGCAAAAGCGGTATTAAAAAAAAATTAGAGTGGACACTAAAATGGTCGCCCTCTCTTGAAATGTTCAAGAAAAGGTTGGCAAAAGGACATATTTCTAAACCTTTAAAAGAACTACCTAAGTTATCTAAGAAGCTCGATCTTATTTGGAGAGCCTTCCAAACCTTAAATCAAACTAGAGGTTCGGGAGGCTTTTCTGTCTCTCCGATTGAATATAGTACAATTATTTCCTATTTAGACGAAAATGAGATAGATAATAGGAATACCAGAAGACTGTACATCGAATGCTTTCTAGCAATGGATGAAGTTATTATCAAACATGCCAATTCAAAGCAAGATGAATATAAGCAAGTTTAGTTTCATGGTAAAATAAGTATACATCTTGGACAGGTCGTAGGAGAGAGCATGAGTGTTGATTTAAAAATAAATACTAAATCGGGAATCGATGATTTAGACAAGCTCCTCCTCAAACTTAAACAGGTTGAAGATAGATTAGAGAAGTTAAGCAAAGGCGTAGCTTCAAAGGGTCGTACAAAGAAATCTAAAGATGATTCAATAGTCCCAGGGGCCAGCGATTCCGAGATAACCGCTAAGGGCAAAAAGGCTGAGAAAGCACTCAAAAAGACCCAGAACAAACAGACCGATATTATCAAATCCGGCGTTGAAAGCCGAATAGATGCTATCGAAAAAGAGATCGAAGCGGAAGCCTTGTCAACTTCGATGTCTCAAAAGCAGCAAAAGAAAAGAAATACTTTTCGAGCTTGGTCGGATAGAATTGACCGCAGTTATTTAACTCAAAGACTGAATTCCCAGAAAAAGTATCGGGATGACCAGAAAAGAATAGATGAAAGGGCGTTTTCGGACGAACTAAAAGCCACTGACACTAGGAATAAAGCCTTAGCTAAACAACTCACCGATTATGAAGGGGAGTTATCGGATGCTATAAAGGCTGCGCAAGAAGACCGCAAAAAGGCTCAAGAGAAAGCTCGACGGGACCGCGAAAAGGCCCAAGAAAAAGAGCGAAGGGATGGCGTAAAGGCCCAAGAGAAAGCTCAACGAGATGGCGAACGGCAACAGTTGAGCGAGGCAAAGAGAGCCGAAACCCTAAGTAAAAAAATTTTTAATGCAAGACAATATGACATTAGTGAAGCCGCTAGTAGACTTAATTCTTTAAGATCCACCCCACTTTTCCATGACAGGTCTCAAACTCTCATATCGGGGACCCCCGCACAGAAAAAAGCTATAGCAGACTTGGATTTTGAAATAAAAAGGCGCGAAGGTGCGCTAGCTTTTGCTAGAGAGTCCGCTAAAAGAACCGGAATGGCAGGTTTCGACTTCGCTCAATCGACTCCAGTCAGTAAAGATGTCACAAAAGAAGTGACAAAAAACTTTGAAAATTTTAATCGGACAGTTCAGCAAAGTGGTGGAAGGGTGAATCGAGTCGCCCACGCTTTCTCATCTTTGGGTTCTTCAACTCTATTGGTATCAAGAGGAATTTCAAGTGCAGCACGGGGAATAAAATCTTTCGTTTCCACCGGGGCTAGAATTGTAGCCTTAACATTAGGAGTTGCAACTTTAGCAACCGGACTTCACACTATACGAAATGAGTTAGATAGACTTTTAGAAATTAGCACATTATTAGATAGAAGCAAGAACATTTTTACTTTCTCGCTCGGCTCCGATAAAGCCGCCATACGAGAAATGGAATACCTTGTCGATTTGTCTAAAAGGTATAACCTTAATATCGAATCAATGCTAAAGTCCTCTAGTAAATTTTACGCTTCTGCTGCTCAAATCGGCTTACCATTGAAGGATATTCGTTCCGTATTTGAGGGCATTTCACAAGCTCAGACGGTGTTTAGGCTCTCAGGCGAAGAAACCGAAGGTGTAATGTATGCTCTATCCCAAATGGCCTCTAAAGGTAAAGTGTCAATGGAAGAACTTAGACTTCAGCTAGCTGAAAGGCTTCCGGGGTCCCTCGCACTGGCCGCTAAAGCAATGGGAGTCACCCAAGGCCAATTAGATAAATTGGTTTCCTCTGGTCAGTTACTTTCAAGAGACTTTCTGCCACTATTCGGTCGAGAATTGCAGAGAACTTTAGGACCCGCCGCCGCCAAAGTCGGAGCAGGGGTCTCTGGAACTTTAGAAAGCATCAAAAATGTGCCATTTGAATTTCGCAAAGAGATATTTGATAATAGAGAAAAAGAAATCATATCCGTTCTCACCACTTTCAGGGAAGAGTTGAAAGTCACGCTAAAGGCTATAAGTAATCTTTACTCCGAAGATATGTTCCAACTGACCGAAAGTATTATTAAAGGTCTGAGTAATGCCGGAAACTATTTAGTTGATGTAGTGATAGCAATTGCGTCTAAGCTAGGTTTGGTCAAAGGGAATGAACCGGACGCAGTACGAAACGCAATACAGGGACAACTGTTACAAATGGTTGCCACCCCTAAAGTAGATAACA